ATGCTATGGCTAATGGTGTTGATAATGTTAGTATCGCTGTTGCAAGAGTATTAGTATTTGCATCATAAGTTAAATTCGTATCTGTACCAAATGCACCTGCATTGTTGAAAAGAAGTTCAGTAGTATTTCCTGGTGCTGATATTCCTGCCGCTGTAATATTTGTTATCTGTGAACCATCTCCTACAAAGCCACCTGTGGCTGTAATGGTGCCTGTAGTCGCTACAGAAGCGCCTGTAATGGCGCCTGTTACATCTAGTGGTATACTAATATCAAACTTGTCGTTACCGCCATTGTAGTTGTATAAAATCGTTTTATCTGTGCCAGCCTTGATTATTATGCCGGCTCCACTAGCACTAGCATCAGTTGTGTTATCTTTTGCCAGGACTAGGTCTTTATCTTCTATTGCTACGGTACTTGATTCAATAGTTGTGGTGGTTCCTAAAACACTTAGATTACCACTGATTGTTACATCATTACTAACTAAAACATTACCTGCTACATTTAAATTTTTATAATCAGCCATTGATACTTCCTAATGCATTGGTGTTTCTAATATTTATCATTATGTGAAGTTTTTGCAACGGCCATAAAAAAAGCAGGGCATAAAGCCCTGCTTTTAATATTGTAAAACCTAATATTACGATTGTGTAAATGCTAGGTTTGATACAGCAACTTTAGAAACGTAGTCGCCTGCGTTACCAAATGAATTTGCTGTGTTTGTTAACTCTTTGTAACCATAACGTGTCATAAACGATACAGTTGGTTCAAAAGTATTTGGATCCATTACAACGCCTGATGACATTAGTGGAACGTATGGGCAGTAGAATGCCGCCGCATCTGTTTCTGTAGTACCTTTGTAACCTAATAGAACGTCATCGTTAGCCGCATATGTGTTAACGTAAACTTTCATTGAGTTATTTAATGTACCTGCCAATTTGACATTAGTTGGAGCCTCAAACGTACCTTCTGTTGTTCTAGCGAACGCTGAAGTAGTTGCTGACTGAAGTACTGTTAGTACGTTCGGTGAAACAACTGCATAGTTAGCCGCACCACGACGTGTTCTTGCCGCGATTAGGTTTGCCTGCTCGTTCATTGTAATTGCTAGTACAGCATGAATATCACCCAAGAATGTTGGTGTGAAGTTCGATGAACCTGCTACTGTTGATTGATCGTATGCCGCTGATGAGTGACCAGCAAGTGACATTAGAGATGCTAGGATCTCTTGGTCAATTTCAGTTGTAATTTCTTGAGCTAAAGCCGCTAAGATTTCTGCTTCGATGTCTACACCGTGCATTGCTTGTGCGTCTTGTGCCGCTTCAAAAGTCCAACGAGCCGCTAGTTTACGTGACTTCGCTTCGACTGTTTCTTTTACGATCTGAATTGACATATTACGTCCGCCATCACCTTCTAGAGTTGATGTTGCGTCCGCTTTGCTTGTTGATGCGTTACCTGAATAGCCTGCCGCAATCTGGAATGGTGATAATGCTTCATCACCTGCATTTACAGATTGTGCCGCTACTGTTTCTGCGTAACGTACTCTCAACGTGTGAATTTGACCAACTGGACCAGTCATAGGCTGAACACCTACTAACTCGTTCGCAATAACAGTTGGCATAACACGTCTAATTACTGGTAGAATCACTTTGTTTAGTGATGCAATTGAACCAGCATTTGTGGCGCCTGAAGAAGCGGCTTCCTGAAGTGACTGCTTTGTGTTCTCTAGAACAACACCCATGGTGCTTTTCTTAGAACCTTCTAGACCTTCTAGGAGAGCTTCTTTTGTGGCATCCCAGTTTTTACCTTCAAATAGATTAGCCATAATTAGTGTCTCCTCACTTTTTGATACCTGCTAATTTAACAATGTTATTGATGTCCCCATCAACAACTGCCGTATCTTCAACTGATTTAGTGACAACCTTGTCGCCTGTGTGCTCCTTCAGTGCTACTTTTTTAGTTGAAGTTTCTTCACCTGCTGTACCTTCATTTAGTACTGCTGGCAAATATTTCTTGAATGAACTGTCGAGTTTGGAAGTATCTACACCCTCTAACAATTCAATCATTATTCTTTTCTTATCCTTGCTTAAACTTGAAGTCAATTCAGTAAGTTTATTTGTTCTCTCCATTTTGGACTCAACGATTTTCTTTTCTTTCTGAATCTTTTCTGCTTCAGCGATTGCTGTTTTTGCTGATTCCTCAGCCTTGTCAACTGCCGCTTTTAGTTTTCTAACTTCAGTGCCTTCTGCAAGGTAACTAGTCATATACTCTGAAGCCATCGCTTCAAAAATCTTTCTGCCAAAGTTATTTTCTCTTGCTGTCTTAATATCTTCTTTTAATTGAGACATTTCAGTTTTTAGTACTTTACCGATTGTATTTTCAACCTTTTCAGCACCTTTAGCAATGAACTTATCTTTCGCTTCTTGGATTTTCTTACGACCTTCTGCAACTAGTTTAACTTTTGCTTCGGCAAGAGAACGCTTATCTTCTGCGAACTCCTTGATTTCCTCTGCTAGTTTATCTACTACAAAACCTTCCATGGTTTCAAAACCTTGGTTTAGGTTATCTCTATCAGAACGTAGTTCTTTAACTTCTTCTGCTAGAGTTTTAGTAACAAACTTAGAAAGTAAATCGGCGTGTTCGGCTACTGCTTTTTTATAAGCAATACGTTCTTCAACCAGAGCGTTGCGATCTGACACAAACTCTGAAATTTCTGCCTTGATTGTTTCTTGAAGCATATTGTCCATTGCTTCAACTAGATTTGATTTATCGTTATCATATCTTGTTGCGAACTCCTCACGAAGTTCAGTAGCAATTTCCTCTCTTGCTTCTGCAATCTTGGCTTCAAAGGCTTCAGAGATAGTGGCTTTAGTCTGTTCGTCTAATAGATCACTTTCTAGTAACTCATTGATTGCTTTAGCCATAATTGTCTCCTTAATTTACCTTAAGCTCATTAATGAATTTAACGATATCACTCGTTAAATGTTTTTGTGCAACTTTGTCAACGTGTGCATATCTTGCCATACCGTGCATTCTATATCCGCCTCGCATATTCATCAAGGATTCGTACATACTCTGCGGATATGCATCCGGAGCACTTGGTTGTGCTACAACATCAACAGTAACGATTTCAAAATCTGAAACTTTACCATCTTCTGTAACATTTCCACTGCCTCGGCTTGATACTCCAAGTTTTGCACCACTATCTAATAGCGTCTGAACTATGTTTCCCATTGGTGTAGGAATAATTTTTAATTTACCATAACCATTTTTCCCATCCATCCACATTTCTGTGATCATATGGGAAACTCTGTCCAAATTGACCGTTAGTTCCTCAGGGTGGTCGGCTTCACCTAACACAGAAAATCCACCTTGTAGTTTTTCATTTACAGAATCAACTGCTTTTGAAATTTCGTCTATAGGGTAAACTCTCTGGTTTTGATTACGCACACCACCTTGGATAAAGATACCTTTCATAAAAAGGTTCTTTGATCCATCTTTATTCTCAATTGACTCGACTCTAATTTGAGCGTCATCATATGATAATCTTTCTAGTAGTGGACTGTGCATTTTAACTTACCACCTTATACTTTTTTCATATCCGGTTTTGGTGTTTCTTGACCCATATCTTTTGATGCAGGTGTTGAACCGCCTTTTTCGTCACCACCACCAAATTCTGGTGCTTTGGCGCCGTTACCGTCTATCTTATTTTTTGCATCAGCAACTGGTGATTGTGCTGTTTTGTCATCATCACCACCTTTTGGTGCTGGTGCTTTCTCAACATACTCTCTTACAGTTTCTTCTGCTGTTTCTTCGTCTGCAACTTCTTCTGCTACGGATTCTTCTGGCATTTCCATTTCTGGCTTGTCTTCCATATCCATTTCATCGCCCATTGCTTCGTCTTCTGCTTTGTCGCCAACTAACTCGTCGAACTCTTTCTTAAGTTCATCTAGTGCTGACTCTAAATCATCAACGCGATCTTCCACGTCATCTTTGCCTTCGTCGTCGCCATCCATATCGTCTAGCTCTTCCTCAGCATCATCCATGCTCATTTCACCGTCTTCTTCAGGGGCTTCCATTGTTTCTTCATCTTCAACTTCTTGCTCAATTTCTTCAATTTTCGCATCAGCATCAGATACTTCGTCTTCAACAGCCTCATCAACGGCTTCCTCTTTATTCTCTTCTGATGACTCATCTAAGTCTTCTTCGACTTCTGCTGAATCATTCTCAATTAAATCGGAATGAGTTTTTTGTGCAATTTCAACAAAGACATCGTGTAGAAGGTCACGAGCTTGAGTTTCTTCTTCTGCTAGAAGATGCTCAAGTACTTTTTCTAGTTTTTCACGTGTAGACATAATCGAACCTCCTTCAAGATGTACTACTTGACAAATGTATTTACAAGATGTATTGGTAAGATGTACCGAAATGGCACGATTTAGAGGCCGAAATTGTACAATTTCTATAATATAATGTATTTAATCGGATCTTTTAAAGGTTATATACTGCTTTAATAGAAATTTAATAAAAAATTACAAAAATTATGCCTCAGGTTGTGGAGGATTATAAATTGTTTGTAATGTTTTCATTCTTTCTTCA